GTAATAGGCTATATGAACGACATGTTTCTGTACCCCTAGAAAAAAGATGAAGATATTTACCATAAAACCCAATAGAACCGGGAAAGTTCGCACTACTTTGTATCTGGAGGATATAGAGTTTGAGAACATGAACACATTATTAGGGTTTGGTCTTGTGAGATATGAGACTTATAATGATGAAGAGTTCTTAGTATTTAAAGAAGCTATTGGAATTCCTAAGTTTAATAAATTTTATGCCAGCAGAATTAAAGGGTTTGATGACCCATACTTGACTGAGGTGTGTAAGATGTTATTGTATTTGAATCCTAATCCTGATAAATTGCTCAGGAAGAAGATTTGTGAGTTTATAGTATTGAGGTTCTCTCAACTGGAGATGAGACCTTCTAATATTAAGAGTACGGAAATGGTTAGTATGCCAGTGCTTACTTTTGAGATGGTAGAAGCTGCTTTGAGTATTGTTTATGTGACAGAAGATAATGCTGAAAAGAAATACTACCCTAAGACTGGTGTATTTATTCTGTTTTCAAAGAACTCTAAATATAGTAAGGGAGATAAGATAAGTATCCATGCTCAAAGTAGAAGTCAGGCTATTGTAGGTCATTTAAGTTCTGCTATTCATATTGCTGCCGAGCATTTGATAGATACCCAGGAATTCATGAAAATTACAAATACTAAAATTGAAGATACAAAATTGGTAAGGACGCATCGTGGTGTAGCTTCTTTAAGGATGATTGCCAAGTATATGAAGGATGATACTAAAGAAATCATCGCGGATCACAATGCTGCAGCACCATTTCCAACTACCAGAACTATGAAGAAGTATAAGGAGTTTTTGGCTATTGAAGAAGGTAAATCTCTCTCGGAAATAACCACGGCTTTAAGTATAAGTAAGTCTACTGCAGTAGAATTCAAGAATTTAAAAGATATTTTTAATTATCTTTAACCCAAATTTATAAATTTAAAATTACATAATCATGAGTGAAACAACAGAAACAGCACCTAAAAAGGCTAAGAAAGCTAAAGAAGACAAAGTATTATTCTCAAAAAAGTTTGGGGCCGGCACATTTTCCGGAAATACTTTGACAAATCAAAGAGAAATAGTAAAAGAACTAGCTACTCAGCTTCTTGCTGAAGGTGCTTGGACAGTAGATACCACTACTGACAAAAAGGGTATTGTAACTCAGTTTATTGTTGCAAAGTAATTATAATACGGGCTTCTAACGGAGCCCTATTTTCTTAAAATATGCAGACGCCTACAAGAAATATTACAAAATATGAGATGCTTTTAGCTATTGCTATGAGCGAATATTATAAAACGACTCATGTTATGTTTATTCCACCACTGGTTCACTATACAGATATGCTGAAGATCCTTCGCAACAAAAAATTTATAGAACCTCTTGGAGAATCCTACTTTAAACTTACCACAAAGGCGTGGCAATACATAAAAAGACAGCAAAAAGGCCGCTTTGAAGAGGCAGATAACCAAATAGATGCTTTTATAGCAAATTTATAACAATAATTGTTGTGATATGTAATAATTTTTATTATATATTTGCATAACAACAATGAAGAATTTATGAATCTATTTAAAGAAGAGGCTACAAACATAGATATTGCATTATCAGAGAAGGATGCCATAGCAATGTTTTTATGTGTGTTCTTAGCAAAAGAACGCTTGCCGAAAGGACAACTGGATATCACAGCAGTACTAGTTAGAAAGTATGCTGAGTATATCACGAATGGTGTAATAGAACCTTATGCGTCTATTTTATTGTTCTCTACAGAGACAAGAAAGGAAATGTATAAGGAGTTGAAAATATCAGCGGCACAGTTTAATAATGCTTTTAAGCCACTCATAGCTAAAGGTATTCTGGCTGTAGAAGATGATAAATATTTTATAAACCCTAATATTCTGCCAAGTAAGAAGTTAATTTTTAATTTTCACGTACATGCAGAATAGGGAACGAATTATACAGGAGGTAGCAAAGGAATTGGGAATCCCCCAGAAGAAAGTTCAGGAGGTGGTTTCAAGCCAGACTGGATTAGTAAGAAAAGCTATGCAGAATAAAGAAGCCACTTCAGTCTACCTAAGAAAGGTAGGCACTTTTATTTCAGCTCCTGTAAGACAACATATCAAACAAGTTCGTTTGGAAGCCCGACTGGCTAAACAATCCACCAAAGTAGAAGAAGTAAACAACGAAGAACCATTATATTTTAATTAATTATGACAACAAAAAAGAAAATGCCTGCAGTTGAAAAATTGCTAGAACAAATCCCTAACGATTTTAAACCTGTAGGGAAAATTCCAAGAATGAAATTAGTATATGATATTGCTTCTATACCGAAAGGACTAAGCTTTGACGTATTTGCTAAAATATATGACCAGCATCATATGGTTCTTTGGGATAGTAAGGGTGAAGGAACTAAACCTAAACTTTATGGTTCTAATGATGATGAAGCTCCTCTTATGTTAATGGATACTGAAGGAAGAGAAATTGATATTGAGTTCTGGACGCGTGAGTTTAAAGATAAAGAATACTGGGATAAAGAACTACATAACTGCAAGATGTCTCCTATTTATTTTTACTCTAACTATGGTACTCCTGTGTGGCCCCATACTAATGAAGGGTTAAAAGAATACTTGGCTGAAGTAGGTTTAGAGGAAGTAACTGCTAAAGATTCTGAAGATGCTAAAGTTCAGTGGGAAAAACAGAAGGCTAAGTTAAAAGTAGTTGCTGAAAATTATACGCTAGAATTATTGAAAGAACGTAAAGGTGCTTTAGAAGTAGAGCGTTCTAAATATAACTCTAAGGTTCTTGCCCTTGAAAAACTTCTTGCACATAAAGTAAGGTTAGTAGACTCAAACAATGTACCACTTGAGAAACGTAAAGCTATGGGTAACATCATCGAAAAGCTTAGAAAGTTCTTGCCAGTGGATAAAAGATATTCTGAAAAATATAGAACTCCTAAAGGTAAATGGGATAATGCTATGTTATTCATGACTAACTATGATGTGTTACTTGAGATGTTCTATGAAGTATTACAAGTTAATGGGAAACTCGACCTGCCCGAAGTGGACAGCCCAACCGGAGTCGCTGGAGGAGCTAATTTACACGTTACATAATGAACCCTGTTGGCTCAAACATGATCCAAATGTTATTGATGAAACCTTATTAAATATGTTCTTATGAAAAAAATACAAATAGCCGGCAACAGAGTAACCCTTGAAGAAGTTCTTGCTGCCATAGAAAAAGAAACCTACGTAGTGGTAGGAAAGAAAATAACCATCTGTCACTTAACTCTGGTAAACGGACATGAAGTAACTGGACAATCAGGTGTAGTGGATCCTGCTAATTTTAACCAGGAAATTGGAGAAAAGATTGCCAAGGAAAATGCCCTGAGCCATGTATGGTCTCATATGGGTTCTATACTGCAGGACAGATTAAGTTAAAGCAAAATAAACCCTCTATCTTGGAGGGTTTACTTTTTTCATTACCTTTACACTGTAACAACATACAAAGAATTAGTATATGGCACTACAACGACATCCTGTAGATAGCTTTGATAAAAAAGTAAATTTCTGGGAAGAGTTTCCTGATTATAAAGTACACAGAGCTTTTGGAGAACTATGGGCACTTAATAAAAAGAACAATCATTTAGAGGAATCTTCTAGATTTATGTGGGCACTTACTTTGTGCTATGACAGGAAGAGTGCTCTGTTTCCACAGCCAGAAATTGATAAATGGGAACTTGTCTCTGAAGACTTATTTGGAGATTTAAACTTCTTTATGGGATTACATGAAGATATGCAATTATGTACTGTTATGTCTTTTCCTGTAATGTCTACTCTTAGTACTTACATACGGGAATTTGAAAAAACTATAGATACTCCTGTAGGTATTTCTCTGAGAATGTTAGAGAAAAAGCTTTCCGAAAGAACACAGTTCATTAATGATACCAAATATAACTTAGATTACTATGAAGAAAAAGGAGGCAAATATACTCTTAAAAAAGGTACTGCCGACCAGCTTGATAGAATGTTTGCTAATACAGATAAGATAAATTCTCTGATACAGAAAGCTCTTGAAGATCTTACCAATACTGAAGGACTTGGGAAAATGAAAGGTGGTCAGCAAGAAAGTCTTGGGGATAAAGGAAAAGGATTTTAAACTATGCTGCCTATACACGATGATATGTGGATACTGTATAAAAACAGGATTCCAATTGATAAAGTTCAAGAAGCTCTGCTTATACCGAGGATGAATCCTTTGGGGATACAATACCGAAAATGGTGGACTACAGAGAAAAGAAAGTGTATAGAAGGAAAGTGGGTAGAACATGAAGGAGATTTTAAATGGGTCTCGGGCCCTTTATACTGGTATGTTAACTTTTGGAAGATACTCCTGAATCCAAAGAATGCCAAAACAAAAGTAAAACGGTTAGGTACTCCGTTCTTAAGAGATTTAGAATGGGTAAAAGCTCAACTTTATGAAGAAGTAAGAGGCTTTTCAGGGTTTGAAGATGATGAGGAGTTTACCTGTCATAAGGTTCTTGAAGATATTAATCCTCTGGAAAATCCTGAAGAGTTTGAAGAGTTCTTAATGGAATTCAACAATCCACAACTTATTAAAAATAGTATCACAAAGAAAGACGGTACTTTTAAAACGTACATGCCTGTACGTAAATATCTAAGACAATATTTTAAAAAAGACTACGGTAAAGCACTGTATTACAACATGTGTTTTAATATCGCGGATATGGAAAGTCGTGGTGGAGGTAAATCATACTGGGCAAGTGCTTGTCTTGGACATAACTTTACATTCGACGGAGCTACTGACTATGACGAATTCCTAGAACTTCAGGCTACAGGAGATTTAATGTCTTCCGAAACTTTAATTGGTGCTATTGATACTAAGTACTCTGGAGATTTAATTGCTAAAGTAAAATTAGGATTAAACAACTTACCTGGGGAAATGAAGATTGGTGAAGATGTATATCCTTCTCCATTCTTTAAAAAGTATTCAGGTTCTTGGGAATCTGGTAAAACTATTACTGCAGGATATGATATTAAGATTGGTGGACAATGGTCTAGGAAAGGTTCTGCCTCTAAGATACAGCATAGAAGTTTCAGGGATAACCACGTAGCTGCCAACGGTACGCGTCCTAACTTTTCTGTTATTGATGAGACTGGTTTTATGAGTAATCTTATTGATGTTCTTGGGCAGATGAAAGAAGCTGCAGCAGATGGAACTGTTAAGCAAGGGGTTATATGGATGACCGGTACAGGTGGAGATATGGCAGGTGGAGCAACTGAACAGGTAATGCAGGTATTCTATGCTCCGAGAGCTTTTGACTGTCTTGCTTTTGATGATGAATTTGAGGGATATCAGACTAAAATTGGATTCTTTGTTCCTGCGTGGATGACACTTAATCAGTTCAAGGATGAACTTGGTAATACCAACTGGCAGGCTGCTTACAAGTATCTGATTAAATACAGAGAACGATTAAAACGCAATGTTAAAAAGAAAGAAGCTTATGAAGCTGAAATTGTAACGCGTCCTATTGTACACTCGGAAGTATTCTTGATGACCAACAATTCTATTCTGCCTGTTGCAGATTTAAAAGAACATAAAGATTCTTTGATGCCACTGCAAAATGACCCTAACATCAGAGGTCTTGCAGGATGGATGCACATTGATGAAGATGGGAAGAGTTACTTTAAACTGGATCCTGAAAATTATAAACCTACTACTTATCCTGTCAGACCTGATGGAGATAAAGAAGGAGCTGTGGTTATCTGGGAGAAACCAGATGTAGGAGCAGAGTACGGATGGTATGTAGCAGGTAATGACCCTTATGATTTTGATGTGGCACCCTCTTCGGTTTCACTGGGTTCTGTATTTATAATAAAAAGAGCTTCGCCACTTAACGGAGGTGTAGATAAAATTGTTGCTGAGTACACAGGAAGACCACCACTTGCTACAACGTTCTATGAACAAGTAAGAAGATTGCTTAGATACTACGGAGACGCCAACTGTTTATATGAGAACGAAAAGCAACAGATAAAAGAGCATTTCAAGAATATGCATTCTATAGATTTATTGGCGTTTACACCAGGAGTTTTAAAAGCAAATGAGACTTCCAAGACTGCCAGAACCAGAATTTATGGTCAACATATGCCTACCCCAATCAAGCGGGAATGCGAGATATACTTGAGAGAATGGCTACTTCAACCAATAGGAGATGGAAAATTGCAATTACATACAATAAAATCCATACCTTTGTTGGACGAGTTGATTGCTTACAACATAGATGGTAACTTTGATAGAGTTATTGCTTTGATGTTGGGAGTTATACAACTCATACAAATGCGTAATATAATTATAGAGAAAGCAATAGAAAGTGCAGAAGAGGAGGACAACGGCCCTAAAGACTTTTTTGATCGTAAAATATTTCAAGGTACAATGAAACATAACTCATTATTCAGTAACTAGGCATGGAAAACACACTAATGCAATCTACAGCAACCTACATGCCATCTCAGCATATTAGTTCTACCCTTAAAGACGACAAATGGGGAAGAAAAAATGTTCTTGCTATTAGAAGTATGGCTACAGGTATAGATGAGATGGGAAGAACCACTCGTCAAAACAAAGAAGAGAACTATGACCTGATAAATTCCAGGTTTAAAGAATCTAACTTTAGTCATGTATTAAACCCTTATGGAATAGATGTCAGTAAGTATGGAGGTACTCCTACTGAAATGCAGAATTACAATATTATCAGATCCAGAATAGAGACGCTTCGAGGAGAAGAAATGAACTCTCCTCTGGATTTCTTTGTATATGCTATTTCCGGAGAAGCCGTATCAGCTAAGAAACAAAAGCGTAAAGATGTTCTGAGAGATTTATTGAAAGCTCGTATTCGTATGGAGTTTCAGTTAGATGATTCTATTACAGCTCTTGAAGGTCAAATGGCTCAGTTGCAAAAAGAAATGCAAGGAGCAAAAGACCAGCAAATGATGCAACAGATGCAAGGGAAAATGCAGGAGCTTACTACTCAGAGAAATAACTTGCCTGATATTCAGGAAGAAATGAAGAAATTCAATTCCAAGTATGTTGATCCTACAGAGCAGACAAACAATAAAATTTTAAAATATTTAAAACGTGCAGACCAGTTAGCACTTAAGTTCAATCTTGGTTGGCTACATGCTTTGGTATCTGCAGAAGAAGTATATTATACAGGTATTACCCGTGGACATCCTTCAGCTAGGGTAGTTAACCCACTTCAGTTGGATTATGATAAAGGAGCAAATACTACTTTTATACATGAAGGTAACTGGGTACGTGAAGAGTACTGGTTACCAATTGGGGAAGTTATTCATCAATTCGGAGATGTTCTTACAGATGAGCAGGTAAAAACTATATCAGAAGGAAGAGCCGGTAATGTATATTCTCAAGGAGGTATGCAGCAAGGATTTGTCTATAACTTTGATGGAGGACAAAGACGTTCTCAGTTTGCTAATGGTATAGGAACACATGTATACGTTATGCAGTGTGCTTGGAGATCCTTCAAGAAAGTTGGAATGCTTACATACAAAGACCCAAGAAGTGGTCAGGAAACTATGATAGAGGTAGATGATACCTTTAAAATGCCGAAAGAACTGTTAGAGGCAGGTGCTTCGCTGGAATGGACTTGGGATACAGATATCTGGGAAGGTACTCTTATTGGGCATGATATTTTTGTAAATGTACAACCTAAAAATAACCAAACAGGTAATCTACCTTATGTAGGTTATATTTATAATAATGTGAACTCAATAGCTACTTCTATGGTAGATTTAGTGAAGGCACATCAATATACATACATCATTGTATGGTGGAGACTTGAGCAAGAACTTGCTAAAGCAAAAGGACGTAAGTTCGTAATGGATATAGCACAACTTCCTAAATCTATGGGTTGGGATGTTGACAAATGGTTGTACTATTTTGAGAACTTGGGTGTGGTATGGATTAACTCTAAAGAGGAAGGCCGCAAAGGTGATCCGAATTCTGTAGCAAACTTCAACCAGTTCCAGTCTATTGACATGAGTTTATCACAAGTGGTACAACAATACATGTCTGTTATAGAAAAACTGGAAGCTTTAGTAGAAGATATCATGGGTGTATCACCTCAACGTATGGGAGGTATTAAAGCTTCTGAAACTGCTACAGGTGCTCAGACAGCTATAGCACGTTCTACGAATGTGACTAAACCTTGGTTCTATTTCCATGATTTAGTAAAAGAAGCTGTACTTACAGAACTGTTGGAGAATGCAAAAATTGCATACATAGACGGAAAAGAACTAGAACTTGTACTGGATGAATTTGAGGTAGAAACCTTGAAGATTGATGGAGATAAAATTAATGGTTCTCAAATGGGAGTCTTTGTAACTAACTCATATGAGGACAGACAGAAACGAGAAAAAATGGAGGCTCTTATTACTGCAGCTGTAAATCAAGGTAAAGCAACTCTTCAGGATGTAGCTAATGTACTTGATTCAGATTCTATGTCTTATATCAAAGCTAAGCTTGATGAAGGAGAAAGAAAAGCTATTGAACGTGAGGATGCACAAGCTAAAGCTCAGAATGAAACTAATCAACAGATTGAAGCTTCAAGAAAACAAGATGCAGAAGTAGACCGGGCTCAAGAACTTCAGATTGCAAGAGAACAAAATGAGAAAGATATTCTTATCACTAAAATGCAGATTACTCAAGATATTATGGGTGGATCTAAAGAAGTGGAAGACTTAGCATTACTTGCAGGCATCACTGTAGAAGAAGCTAAGATTAAACTGGAGAATTTAAAAGAAGCAAATCGTGCTGCTGAAAAACAACGAGAGCTAGACATTAAAGATAAAGAAGCTGACATTAAGAAGATAGCAGCTAATAAACCTAAACCTTCATCTAAATGAAAATTGAAAACAAAATTAAAGCCGTAAAGGAAGAAAAGAGCTTTGGTAGTTTGTATTTAAGTTCTACTGATTTTCCTTTTATTAAAGACCTGGGTATCGGAGATACTACAGAACTTGAAATTAAAGTCAAAGTTAAAGGACTTAGAATGCCAGACAGATGGGAAATTTCGGAGAGTAAAGCAAATCCAAAAGACATCAGAGCTGACATTATTATACTATCTGTTGAGCATAAAGCTGAAGAGATGGATGAAAAAGAATGAAAGTAAACCTGTGATTTACAGAAAGTTAAAAAAATTATATAAGAAATCTCATAACAAATTTTGTTATGCAATATAATTTTATAGTATCTTTACAACAACAACAAAAGTTTTTATGACAAAGTTTACAAGTATTTGGGGAGATTTAACAGTAGGTTCTGTGACCCCGGCACCAGCAGGAAATGAGGCAGCTCAAGCAGCTGCAAGTCAAGCTCCTGCTAAAGCTAAAAATGAATTAGATGCAGATGACACAAGTAGTGTAGACAATGAAGAAGATGATGATATAGTAGCTACTATTACACCTGCAGTTAAAAAAGACGGAGAGGAACCCGAAGGAGGAGAAGGCAAACCAAAAGATGCTGCTGCACCAGAAGGAGAAACAAATGAAGAGAAAGCAGCCAGAGAAGCTGAAGAGCAAAAAGCTAAGGACGTTCTTACATTTTCAGACGATGACATAGCAAAAGCATACACAATGCTTTTAGATGAAGGAGTCTTAGAGCTTGATGAAGCTGATGAATTTGAGCAATCAGTATCTGGAATTGGTGATGCAGTAGCAGCCACTGTCAGAAATAAACTGAAAGCTGAGATTGCAGCTATACCACCTGTAGTGCAGGATTTCTATGCGTTTGTTATGGAAGGTAAAGATCCTAAGAACTGGCAAGTTCCAACTCAAATGAAATGGGCAGATGCAGATCTAACTGATGTGGAGGTTCAAAAAGCAAGTTTAAAAGCGTTATACCTTGACCAGGGTATGACAGAGGAAGATGCAGATGAAGAGATTCAGGATGCAATAGCCGCCGATAAACTTGAAAAGAAAGCAGCCATTGCTGTTACAGCACTAGTTAAAAAAGATGAAGAGCTGGAAGCAAAAAAAGCTAAAGCAGAAGAAGCTCAGAGAGAACTTGAAAAGAAAAAGCAACTTAAAGAAATTACTGATATTGAGAAAAGTATTGATGATGCAGATGAATATGCAGGCTTTAAGTTAGATGAGAAGAAGAAACAAGCTTTTAAAGATTATCTGTTTAAAGTAAATCCTAGAACAGGAAAAACACAGTTACAGGAAAATATGGCAAATCCTGATAGAAAAATGACTGTAGCCTTTTTAGATTTTGTAAATTATACAAAAGCTGATTTAGAAAAGGAAGTTGCTGATGGATTGACCAGAGACAGAAAGAAAAAGTTAGCAAGGTTCACAGATAAGAACTTAGGTAACAAAAATAGTAGCCAAACAGTGACTAC